GGTTAAAGGTTCTGAGATTGTATGGGATCAAAACCAATTGCCCAAATAAAATGAAGTGATATGGAACTTAATTCGATAAATAAAACAGGTACTTGGAGTGAGGCGGCAGATCGGCTTAACTACAATTTTAGTAAGACTTCTACCGAGATTGATAAGGTCAAGCAGAACAGTGTCCGCAACAAGGGATTGTTTTCTACGGAAGAAGCATTGCATGCTGCTGTCCCATCTCCAGTTGTGGGCGACTGGGCTGTCGTGGG